TCTTCCCCTTCATTGAGGACTTCAGAGAAGGATTCACCACTGGTTGTGTAGCCGTCAGCTTCAGCCGAAAACCCGGCGGACTTAGCGCCGCTGGAGTATTCAACAAGCTCAAGCACCTGTGCCTCTCTCAAGCGCAAAGTATAACCGAACCCTTGAGAGGAAACGAACCAAGGATTGAATGTAACACTCATCCTTATCTTTGAACCAGAGCCAATTCTCGGTTCGTCTTTGATGGGCTTAACTTGGCTGTCGAAGAGTGGGATGTTAAACTCCAAGGTCTCACCGTTACGAGTGATGACCTTAGCCTTCTGCTTCGCGTAGATTTCGTAGTCGCCGTTGTCGGTGATACGAAGCGGCTGGGAGGCAGCTTTGCGAACCTCTTTGCCCTGCTTCTCGCACTCGGCCTTGTAAGCGGCTTCGACCAGTGGGTCTACCTTGGCCTTGAACTCTTCAAACTCTTCCTTCGTTACGTGAAGCTTACAACTGTAAACGCCAGCGTCATCAAAGGCTGTGTCTGGGTGGACGAGTTTAGGGTATACTGCGGTTCCAATAGGACTTGTTAGTTGGGGAGCGTTCTTGCTCATGTTATGTGTTGTTATGTTTTTGTTATGTGTTTCTTAACTGAAGAGATACCGACTATGCTTGACTGTTGTTGGGTCAAAGGTGCCATACTCGGGTAACTCTGGGAACTCCAACTCGGGGTTGAAGTGCCGCAAGGAATTGTCCAGTTCCCCAAGCAAGTCAACCTCAAAAATCTCTGAGGCTGCTTTGCGGATGGCGTTCGCAAGCGTTTGTGACTTGTTGCTGTGGGTTCCAAACGAGTCGTGAATACACGAAAAGTCCCATATTCCTTGGGCGTTTGCCTCTATGACCGTCTTGGTCAAAATGCTTGCGTCAATGCTATGAACAAAGTTTGGAGAAATGCCTTGCTTGGCTCTCGCCAAACTCAACTCATCGGTGCTGTCGCGGAAGTTTACCCACGTTGCATCGCCAGATATTTTGGTCGATACCGACTTGCTGACTTGCTTTGTGTAGTGCTGAAGAACAGGGAATCCTGTGGGCGTTATCCACTCAACATCCTTACCCGCTCTGGTCAAAACCTTGGCTACTTCTTGTAAGTATTTCATGCATTTTGTAGGGCGGTCAAACACCTCATGGATAGCCTCCCAAACATACTTAGCAAGGTAGCCTGTAACCTTGTATCTTTCTTGCTCGCCGAAGGGGTTGTTGCGTAGCTCTTTGCGTAGTGCGTCCTGATACCACTCATCAACATACGCACGACACGAATAGAACGTCCCTCCGTATGGGTAAACCATAGTGGGTCTCTTTGTAGTCTTACGGTCGATACCAAAGGCGACCCACTTGCTTGCGGTAGAGTTGCCGTTCGCTGCGTCCTTGCGCAGTTTGTCTTCAACATGGGATGCAATGACGGCATAGATGTCTTGAGGGTATGGTGTGGGTGCGGCGTTGGTTGAGTAGGCGGTCTCTTCGCACTTCGTCAGACAGGCTAGCAGCTGCAAGCCGTTGTTAGTGGCGTCCTGAGCGCAAGGTAACTTACTTTTAACAGAACCACTCTTAACAAACTCATCCCACTCAAAACACCACGCGAGGTGCTGCCAAGGTTTGTCGGCATCCTTCCATGTTAGATGCCCCTTCGGGTCGGACGCAATCAGATGCGCTTCGTCGGCGTAGTCGTAGGCCCACTGCACGCGCTCCTCTAACGTAACCTTGTCAAACCCGTAGGTATTTGCCCCGTGTATTGCGAGCCACTCGGCGTCTTCTTTGGTCTTTAGTTTTTCATCCCGGTAGAACTGCAAGAGACCACGGGACGGGTCCGCATTCTGCACGTTCAAGAACGCAGGGATGTTGTAGACGCGCCCTCTCCAATCAACATTTGAGGGAAAGAAAAAACGATTACCCTCAAACTTTTTAGCGAGGTGAAGAACCTTTGCGGTTAACAACCGGCGTGACTTTGTGGACAGGTTAAGGTCGTAGATTTTTGCAGCAGCCCTGCGCCAGTTTGTGTTGGCTTCCTTGTTTGTCTTGAAGTCTTTTGGGACCGGAGGGAACTCTTCGTCTTTGCGGTTAGGGATGTCTCCGATGGTGACGTTGTTATCCCACGCCCACTCCATGACATCCTTTACTCTTGAGTTAATTTCCCAAGGAGTTTGCTGAATGTGGTTGACGGCCTCCATGGGTTCCTCAAGCGCTCCGGTGATGGAGCGGAGGTAATCCATATTAGTGCTCTTGATAAAAGATATTGGAGGTAATCTTGAGTCGTAAGGGTAACCGCCTTTCCATACGCTTGTCCAAGGCTCAGGCGTTTCGACAGTAGGTAACCAAAACGGTTCGACCAGTTCTCTCTTCTCGTTATAATTTTCAATCCAATCTAGAAGTTCTTTAGTAGGGGCAACAAAACGTGTTGGCTTTCTCCCGGCGCGTTCTAATACATAGACGTATTCGATTAAACCGGTGCAGTATCTAAATAGTTCTACCGCATTCAATCCCATATTTAGCTTATCTCTGGTGCCCCACTTGGCGAACTCTGGCATCAAGCCTTTGCTGGCTTCGTGCTTCATTGAAGAGCGCACATGGCGCACCTTTGCTTTTAATCCTTTGCGCTTTTTAGCGCCAAGAAGAATTCCTTTTCCCTTTTCCTCATTGGTTTCTAATAAAAACCGACAACGAAGCTCGTCTTCTACCCGCGCCCCTAAAAAAATGGCTACTTGCGCTAACGAGCGCTTTTTAGTGATGCTGTCGATTATGGACTTAACGGCAATGAACGAAAGAACCTTGGGATTTAAGGTCTGAATGTCGATTTGATACCTTGCTGGTGTGGAGTAGGAAGCAACTGAATCTTTCCATTCTTTTATTTTCTCAGTGTATTTGGGCAGCGCAAAGCGCATTAGTTCTTGCCCGTATTTTGTTTCTATTTCGGCGTCACGGCCTTGAGCGCTTTCTATTTTTGAACGATAGCGGCCCACCCCAAGCGTAAGCATATCTTCATTCAGTTT